ATATAGTCAGCTAAATCTAAATCCATTCTTGCTATTCCGTAATATATAGGAACTAGCATAAAGTCGTACACACATATAACTAGATAAACTATTAACGCAGCAAAACGCCATTTATCTTTCATTTGAGCCTGCAATGAAAACAGGTTTCGTAATTACTCCCTTTGATTTTATAAAAATAACTACTACAGTTGTTTTCCTTACAATAGACCATGTTGTCTGAGCATTTATTATCAATCATTTTTTTGCCTTTAAACCTGCATTTATAACGAGTAGTTGTATTTTTTCGTCATGCTCTAAATCTAATTCGTGTTGTAGACTATCTATAGTTTCTTCTAGTTCTAAAATTTTTAAAGTTTTTTTACTTAATTTAATCTTTGCACCTATCTGTACTAATAGATTTATTAAGAGCATAAAACCTGCACCTAGTAAAAATATGATGCCTTCGTATTCTAAACTATACATTTTACATTAAAGCTTGAACGACGACAGATAAGGATGCTACGGCAACAACCCAACCACTTAACTCTGTTCTTGAAATTTTTGTATTTACTTTTTCGTGTAGACTATCTATTCTGTCGTTTATTTTTTCTTGACCATCTAAAATCATGACTAACATTTCCTTCTGTGTGAATCCATTACTGTTTGTGGGAATACTGTTCATTAGTTTTTACCACTACAGTATTCACTACCGTACTTACAGTTACAAATCTGTACGAAGGAATCGTCATTTTTTTTATTTATAAAACACATTTACTTTTTTGTCCTGTCTATCTTTGAAAAGGCTTGATTAATTTCATCAAGTGTTAGAACACCATCATCAAGAAAAGCTCTTGCTAGGTCTTCTGCAACCTTAACTACACCTAGTGTACCAGCCAAGATTATGGCATCGAGTATTTCTATACCAATGATGCTACCAGCACCTACAACTGCTAATCCGTTAGCTGCAAAAGTTGCAACCATACGCCAAAATATAGTTTTTAATTTTTGCCAACCTGATAGTTTCTTATTCATGTGTTAGTCCCTTGTGTATATGGTCAATAACCAAATAACAATAGAAACTATTATGGCAATACCTACTATGTCCTGTGCAGAACCTGTAAGTGTAAACCAAGCTATAAAGAAACCTAGAATTGTAAATATTTGTGCAATAGATTCCTTTAGAGCGTCTATTACCCATTTACCTATTAATTTTATATTTTTTACATTCAATACCAATTTAATTAAATAAAGAGGTAACCCAAGTATCTTATATAGCAAGTTAATTGTTTTTTTAATCACTTAAAATCTCCTAGTCATTAATGCACCAGCTTGAGCAATAATCTGAGAAGCAATGATTACAGGAACCACGACTTCTTTAGATTTTTGACGCTGGTCGCTTGTCATGTCAGCTCCTAGTGACCCCAAGTCCATCTCTGTTATATTAACATCAATTAACGCAGCAACTGGGTTTTCAAGAAACACCTCTACTTGTACCTCAGTTACAACATCAGCAAGTGTAAAGTTCTCAACATCTTTGTTTTCTATAGCTCTTTCTACAAACTCTTCAACAGCTTGTGCGGTATTTTCATCTTTAGAAGCCTGTTGAGCAATGATTTCAACATCATCAGCAGCAGTTTCCGCTTCAAAACCTAAAACAGCACCAACTGTTTCTTTTTGTTCTTCACTTAATTCAGATACAGTTTCAACTTTAGTAACCTCATTAACAACAGCTTGTACGACTTTTTTAGTGGTAGTATCAGCTTCAGCTAAGTTTTGTACACTAGCTTTAGCAACTGCTTCTATAACTTCTACTTGCTCTTCTGTTTCCAATTCCTCGACAATTGCAACAACAGCTTCCTCAACAGCTTCTTCGTAAGCGTCAACTTCTTCTTCTGTAAGAGTATCAAGTACTTCTTCTTCTATAACAACTAAATCTTCTACTGGAATTTCTACAACTTCGGAAATAGCAGTCTCTGTTTCTTCAACAAATATTTCTACTTCTTCTACAGTTAGCTGTACTTCTTCAACCTCATCTTTAAATAAGTCTCCGAAGACACCATCTTCTTCAATAGGTAAAGGTAGTTCTTCTTCAATAATCTCTTCAATCGGTTCAAAAACTTCTTCATCTTCTATTGGTAATTCCTCTTCAATAATTTCTTCTTCTATGATAAGTACTATGTCTTCTGGAATTTCAGTAAAAAGTTGTTCTTCTTCTACTATATAAGTATCTTTATTTTCTTCAAAAAACTTATCTACCTCTAAGTAAGTCTCAACAAATTCTTGAAAAAATGCTTCTTGTTCTTCAATCTGTTCTTCAGTAAGTGGATTACATTCTTCTTCAAAGCACTCAGTGCCGTCTTCAGACCATCCATCGTTAGCAAAGAAAGTAAGTTCTTGTATCTCTGTAAAAACATCTTCATAGAGTACTTTAAAATCTTCCTCTGAGAGTGGGTTGAGTATAGTATCATCGCCTTCAAAAAGCTCGTCTTCCACATCTGTTTCATCGTCAGTATCAGTTTTATCTTCATCATCAAATTCTATTATATCAGAATCTTCTTTGACCTTAGTTTCGTCATATATAGGCATATCATCTGTTTCGTCAGTAGGGTCAACTAAATATCCGTCATTGGCATAATTATCTTCCTCATACTCGCAATCGCCCCTAGCTATCTGAGCGTCAGTCATAAAGCAATTAAACTCTAATTCATTATCAGCACGCTCTTGGTCTCTTGAAGTTGTTCCATCATTAACATCAGCTTGTGTATAGGTTTTATCAACACCCTCGATAACTACATCCACAATAATCTCTTCTGGAGCTGGAGGAGGTGGAGGAGGAGGTGGAGGAGGTGCTACATAAATTGTAGTAGTTGTAGTAGTAGTTACTGATGTATTTGAGTTGACAGTTACAGTAGTAGAACCATTAGATTGACCGTGACAATTAGAACCATCTTGAGTACAAGCCAATACTCTCATATAGTATGTACCTGCATTAATATTCTCTATTGTGTAAGATGTTTGAGTTATTCCAGTTATTGTTGTTACTACAGAAGGGTCTACTTCATAAGGAGCTCCCTCAGTACTAAAATCTATCATAAAGCTTGTAGGTTCTCCCCAACCAGTAGCTGGAGCAGTCCAAGTAAAATCTAAACCTTGATACTCGGTATTACTAATAGTTATATTTGTTGGACCTGCTGCTACATCTTGTATTACATAACTAGCTACAGCAGTCCAATTTGAGTATTGAGAGTTGGTATCATTGTCTGCTCTTACTTTAAAATAAATAGTATCACCTGCATCAAACTCTGAATCTAAATATGTTTTAGTAAATGTATATTCTGTATTTAAAGCATTAGCACTTCCGACATTACCTGTTGCTACTGCATAGTTCATACTTTGAAAGTTGTCATTACTAAAAGCTATTGCGTATCTTTCTGCATTAGTTTGATACCCTGTAGCTGCATCCCAGTCAATAGATATACTACCGCTATGTAAATTAGCGGAAACAGTTAGATTAGTTGGGTCTCCGATACCACTTGTCAATACAGTAGTTGTAGTAGTAGTCGTAGTAGCAAAACTACCAGTAGAAACTGAGTCATCATATTGCCAATACAATGTATCAAGCAAAGATATGTCAGTGAGTGTTACAGCAAACGAAGTTATAAATTTGTCTGTGTTTTCTTCTACTGCGTTGTAATCAGTAAATGATTTATAGAAGTCGTCATACATATTGTCAAAATTAGAAGTACTTTGAGCCGATTTGTTTTCTGTTTCGCTTGTGCTGTCTGCATAATTCCAAGTAACCGAGTAGGCATTGTTTACTGCACCTATCATAAAACCTACTTCATAGACTTTTATCTCACTAGAGAATGTAAAGGTATAAGTTCCATCCCTTAGTGCTAACGAAGGACCTGTTGTGTTATAAGAACCTTGTTCGTTTGTGTAAATATAGGCATCTTGACTACCACCACTAATAGTTAAACCTGCTTGATAAGTGCTATCACTAAAGTCTTCATTGACTGTTACTTCTGCACCCATAGCAATAGGCATAGGATATATTAGTAAACCTACTACTAATAATCTAAGACTTGTATTTAACTTGTTTAACAATTGTGCTCCCTGTTAGCGAGCACCTCCATCATATTCGGTAACTAAACCTTCTGCTAACATCATTTTGTTGATTGATTGTTTGCGACTTCCACTAACGATAAATAATTCACCGATTACACGACCATACTTCCCATATTCATACGATTTTAAAATGATGTTTTTTGCAGAGCCTGCAGCTTTAGGGTCTATTTTATTTATAAGCCATTCTTTAGCTATAAGTCCAAGTTTTTTTTCTTCTTTATCTCGTGTACGAGTCTCTGGAGCATTGACTCCAGCAAATCTGATACGCTTGTGAATTTGGAGATTATAACCCAAATCAATCCAGCAGTCAATAGTATCCCCATCGACAACTCTGTCAACTCGAATATTATACTCATACATCTTTTAAATCACCATTCTTATCAACTTCTTTGTTGAATTGTGTACAACGTCTATTATCGCACACTAATGGTGAATTGTTGGTCTTTATGGATTTTGCACAATAGTTGCAAAAAATGAAATTAATATCGTCATATCTCAAATAAACTTCCTTGTAGCGGATTTTAAGAATGGTCCTAGGGGGTATAAACCCCCCAGAGCCTATGCACCTGTCGTATCTCTACGACTTCCCTTTTGGGAACCTTAACCTTTCGGAATCTTTGACATAAATGGAAAGGGTGCGTCTTCTAACGCATTTTGAACTACGCTGACTAAAGCTGCAGCTCCAGCTACTAGACCTGCTAAAAGCACGTCTGCTTCAAACATTCCTGCTTGATTTGCAACTAGAACAGCAACAAATGCTTGTGCACCTGTTCTGAACGCTCTAATCATTGATGTTCTTATATAATCTGGCATATTCAACTCCTTACAGTATTCTTCTGCCTTGTTTTTCTGCTTCGAGAATTTTTACTTGTCCTCGTAAGTCAGAAACTTGTAATAATAATTCATCTATATTCAACATGTCTTCAACGTTGGAATATTTTATAGTGACTTTTTCACCAGCTAAAATAGCATCAGCAACTTTAGGGTACATTTTTTTGTATGCAACACCACTGTTCCCAACAAATCCATCTTTGCCTTTATCTAAATCTGTTTGAGTTTCTCCAATTATGTAACAACCACTGGTGTGCTGGTCGGTGTTCCCCGTATGGATTAATATCCACTGAAATCCAGGAACATCTTGTAACCAAAGCATACCTTTATGAAAGGCACCATATTTTGCTACATACTTTGAATGAAAGCCACCTTCTGTTCTTAGCTTGATTTCGTATTCACCTTCGGGAATACAGGTCTCATGCATAACTTTTACTTCTCTATATTCATCTTCGAGACCGTAGCATTCAAATTCTCCATCAATAAATAGAAGGGAATTTGTTGCATCTGCACCGAATTGAAATCGAATTACATCTAACTTCATAATACCTATAATACCTCAAGATTCTGAAAAGGTATTCTTTCTTCGGTCTCAGAAACGCTGAAAGTAAGGGTTCCAGAGAAACTTTTTTTACCAGAAAGGTTTTCAAACCACTCAGAACCACCATCCATTGATAAACATTGCATAAGAACTCTCTTACCTTCATTAATAACAAACAAATGATGGAAGTGACCAGATATTAAAATATCAACATCTCCCATGTCTGTCATACCAAATGCTTGATTGCTTAACCAATTTATAGCTTTTTGATGTGAATACTTACCACCAGTTCTAAACTGATGACCATGTGCAAGACCTATAATCTTACCAGACACATTTAATGTCAACCATAAATCATTATCTGGGATTATGAAGTTTACATGGTCATAAGCTTTATTTTCTGAAAACATCTCTTGTAGGTTATCAAATAACGTAACATCAAAGTTGTCTCCAAATGTTGTGTAAGCTTTACCATTTTTTCTATTTTCACCGTGATTACCTGGAACACATGCAACAACTACATTGTCAAAATCTTTTGACCATCTTTTTATAGCTTTAGCTAACAGTCTTCTTGTAATCATAAGCTGTCTTCTTAAATCATATTCGACAGTAGCAGTTTGCATTGCATAGAAACCATCACAGTTTTCTATCATGTCACCAAGTGAATAGATGTAGAGAGTACCTAATTCAACACCTTGTTTTCTAAGTGTCTTGTATCTCTCCTCTACACTAGGTATCATTGTTTCAACTCTTTTAACTATACCTGCTGTACCATCTCCATCCCTCTTTCCCATTTGCCAGTCAGATAAGCAAACAACAAAACTAGATGGTCCTGATGTTTTAGCTGCTGATTTAGGTTTAGAGGTTTTTATTTCTTTAAGTAGTGCTTTGTAATCAAAGTCTTTTTCGTTTTCAAGGTTTTTAGATATTATCTTTGCTTTGTAGTAATAGAACTGTTGAGTTTCGCCACCACCCATATTTGCAGTCCATGTTCTAATTTCAAATGGCTCTATTATTTCAAAGTCATTTGGATTAAAACCTAACTCAGTTAGATAAGCATCCCATCTATGGTCTTCAGGTTTTTCTGCTTTAGCCATAGGCTTAGAAATTATTTCTTTTTTAGCAGTATTTAGACCTGGTTCCCAACCTTTTGGATGTTCTTGTCTCTTTCTTTTCGCATTCTCAATATTACGGAAATTAGATGCGTAATCATCTAAACTCATAATTTACTAGAGTTAATTAATTGGTTACGAACTGTTGAATCCGTTAAAGGACAGTTTTTTTCTTCTTGTAGCCACCTATAGATGACAGATGCTGATATCCCACTTTTGTAACCAGCTAAAGCTTCATCCCAAGCTTTTTTATTGTCATCGTTAAGGTCTTTCCAAGCTGTATAGCCTGTTTTTACATCATCTTTTTTTGCATAATCTGCAAGTGACATAACGCCTCCCTGTTATTCTTCCTCGTGTTTTCCATCATCAGCTTGAGGTTTTGCACCTCTAATTGACTGAACTATTGCTTTTAGTTGAGAATTCTCAACTTCTTTTTGTGCTACTTTGGCACCTAAAT